AATACACAAATTAAAGAACGAGTAGTAGATGTTGTTAAAGACGAGTGGGTTTTATTTGAAAGAAAAGATTTGCTTGATGATTGTTTGGAGTTTGTTACTGAAGAAGCATTGACAACTGAAACAACTATAAACGATATGTTTATCTATAAATCTATGATAAGGTTTTTATCTAAACAAGCTATTGATTCTATCTCAAACAAAGATATCAATGATATGGCAGAACAAATGGGTGCGGCATGAGTGAAGTAGAGGGTTACAGAGGAACATATCACGAAGAACATCCTGAAGCACCTATTCAGTATGCTTGGTCTTTGACTCCAAAGAATGCTGAAAGATTTAAAAAAAGATTAGAGGAAGAGTTTGACTATGATGACAAAATTACTTATAATACTCACATTACAAACAATGGTAATATTTTATTCTTGTTTGATGATGGTGTGTTTGATTTGGTTGAACCACTGTTAAGTGAAGTAACATAATGAATATATTTTTTACAGATACAAATGCAAAGGTTGCAGCAATTTCACAACCTGATAAGATGTTGGTCAAGATGGTTTTAGAAACTGCACAAATGCTTTGCACAGCTCACAGAGTGTTGGATGGTAATGAGTATGCTGATGAAGCAGGACTTTACAAAGAAGCATATAAGAATCATCCTTGCACAGTTTGGACAAGAGCATCGTCTAGTAATTATAACTGGTTGTTTAAACACTTTACCAGCTTGTTAGACGAATATGAATACAGATACAATAAAGAACACGCATGTAAAAGATTGGTGGTGGCATTGTCGAGAACTCCTGTAAACATATCTCAAACAGATATGACCCCTGTTGCCTTAGCAATGCCAGACCAATATAAGAAACAAGACCCTGTATTGGCATATAGAGATTATGTCATACATGAGAAGCACTATGCTAAATGGGAGAAGGGCAGAGCCAGACCCGTTTGGTGGAGTGTTTAAACAGTTTGCAAGGTGTCCTAAGAAGAGGATGGGACTTAAAGGAGCATTCCTGTTTGATGAGGAACTGATGTCCGTAACTTACAATAGAGGATATATACTCTGTAAGTTAGACTAGGAGAAATCATATGAACAACACCTTGCTTTTAGTTAGTGGCTAGGATAGCCGAGGAGAACACCAATGTTATTCATATATAAATCTCCCTTTGAAATCCTAGTCACGCTTTGTTTGAGGTGTAACACATTCGCCCTCGATATTATAACCTCTCTATGTGTTACTCAATCTACTTGAATGATAGCCTGTATCATACCTCAAAACAGGCACTCTTTTTTTTCACAAAGGACTTCACAAATGAGCAAAAGTATGCTAGACTGTTGCAAGTAATTAATCTAATGGAGGATTATAAATATGGCAGAATATGCTAACGGAAATGCGATGTGGGCTAGTGTGTCCACTCCTAATAAGTTCGGTCAGTATGTTATATACTTATTGACTGATGAAGCAGAAGCAGATAGGCTTGAAGGTATGGGTCTTTCTCGTGTCAGAGATAAATCTGGACAAGAGAAGTATGACCAACCAGCATTCAAATTTGCGAAGCGTGTAGCTAACAGAGATGGAGCTACCAATCCAGCACCTAAGCTAATCGATACCGATGGTAATGACTTAGATACTTTGGTTGGTAATGGTAGTGAAGTGACTGTTAAATTTAAATCTTATTCAAATGACTTCGGTACATTTGCAGAGTTAGTAGCTGTGAAGGTAACTAAGTTAGTTGAGTATGGGGAACAAGACCCTGATAACGAGGAGTTTTAATTATGATTATTAATTTCGATGGTAAATCTTATGAAACTGAAAAGCTTACTGACCCAAAAGCTAGACAACAAGTTCAAGCTTATGTAAGTCAGATTGCTTTTAACAATCAGTTTCAAATATCAATTCAGAAATCCAACGATAAGTTGCAAGAAGAATTGAGACCACTTCTGACAGAGGAAGCTCTTGTCGAAGAAGAGAAAGTAGAAGAATCTGTAGAAGACACAGAAGATAAATAACTTATAGGAGGGCGATTATGGATAATGGTTTTGAAAAGGTTCATCAACCTTGTCCTCTTTGTGACAGTAGTGATGCTGTTGGTATAAACAAAGATGGTTCAGCTAAATGTTTTAGTTGTGGTGAATTTATGTCAGACTACGAGAAGTTATTCAAAGGAGAGATTATGAAAGTTGTAAAAGAACCACCTCAACAATCAGCAACTTACGAGAACGATGTTGGTCAAGGTACATTTGCTGACCTAACTGACAGAAGAATTAGTAAGAGTACAGCACAGAAATATGGTGTGACTGTATTGCATGATAGAGCAGGTGATGTTATTCAACACTTCTATCCTTATTACACAGCACATGAACTAAGTGCTACCAAAACTAGGTACGCAAAAGACAAGAGGTTTTATCTCTCAGGTTCTTTTGAAGAGACTGGTTTGTTTGGGCAACAACTATTTAAGTCAGGCAAATACATTACTGTAACCGAAGGTGAATGTGATGCGATGGCGGCTTATGAGTTGCTCGGTAGTAAGTGGTCAGTGGTTTCTATTAAACGTGGAGCTGCTGGTGCTGTTAAAGATATCAAAGAAAGTCTTGAATACTTAGAGCAGTTTGAGAATGTTATACTTGCTTTTGATAATGATAAAGCAGGTAACGAAGCTGCTAATAAAGTTGCCAGACTGTTTAAACCATCTAAGTGTAAAATAATGACCATGCCGAATGGGTGGAAAGACCCTAACGACATGCTCAAAAATAACAAACATAAAGAGTTTGTAGATGCTTGGTGGAATGCTAAGACTTATACTCCAAGTGGGGTTATCAATGTCTCTGAAGCTAGAGATAAATTCCATGATAGAGAAAAGAAAGAAAGTATTCCTTATCCTTGGGAAGGTTTAAACAAAAAGCTTTATGGTATAAGACAAGGCGAGTTGCTTACTGTAACTGGAGGAACTGGACTTGGAAAGTCATCAGTAACAAGAGAGCTAGAACACTGGCTTATCAAGAACACTGAAGACAATGTAGGTGTCATAGCCTTAGAAGAAGATTGGAGGAGAACCATTGATGGTATTCTTTCCATCGAAGCTAATGCTAGACTTTACATTGACCAAGTTAGAGAACAGTTTTCTCAGGAAGAAATAGATAAGCTGTTTGATATTCTTTACGATGGTGATAATAAAAATAGAGTATGGGTTCATGCTCACTTTGGCACCAATGACATTGAAGAAATCTTTAGTAAGTTAAGATTTATGATTGTCGGTTGTGGTTGTAAGTGGGTGGTTGTTGACCATCTTCACATGTTAGTAAGTGCTACATCTGAAGGCGATGAACGTAGAGCTATTGATAATATTATGACCAGACTAAGAAGCATGGTTGAGGAAACAGGAGCAGGTATTATTCTGGTCTCACACCTTAGACGTGTTGATGGTAATAAAGGACATGAGAACGGCATACAAGTTAGTCTCTCACATTTGAGAGGCTCTAATAGTATTGCTCAATTATCTGACTGTGTAATTGCCCTTGAACGTAACCAACAATCAACTGACCCAGATGAGTCACGCACTACAAGGATGCGTATATTAAAGTCTCGTTACACTGGNGATGTTGGACTGGCTACAAGTTTAATTTATGATGGTGAAACAGGTCGTCTATCAGAAATCAATGAAGATTTTGATGACCTTAACGGAACTGGAGCAGAAGCATTTTGAAATTAGTATTTGACATTGAGACAGATGATTTAAATGCCACTAAGATTTGGTGTATCGTTGCTCAAGATGTAGAGACGAATAAGATTTATAAGTTTGGTCCTAATAATTTGGACAAAGGTTATGAACTCTTGGAATCTGCTGAGCAACTTATAGGTCATAATATACTTGGCTTTGATATTCCAATGGTTGAAAAGTTTAGTGATGTTAAATTAACTGACAATGTTATTGATACTTTAGTCCTATCAAGATTGTTTAATCCAACACGAGAAGGTGGACATAGCCTTGACAACTGGGGTTATCGTTTACGTTATCGTAAGATTGAATTTGAAGACTATCAAAACTATTCATCTGAAATGTTGCAGTATTGTGTAAGAGATGTACAGTTAAACACTTTAGTTTATCAAAAACTTAAACAAGAATCAGTAGGATTCTCTAAAGAAAGTGTGGAACTTGAACATCAAGTAGCGAAAGTTATGCGAACACAAGAAGACAACGGCTTTAAGTTTGATGATAGAGCAGCTGCTTTATTATTAGCTCAGCTTAGAGAAAGACTGCAAGAAGTTGAAGACGAAGTTCACAAGACGTTTAAACCTAGATGGGTAGACGATAAACTTGTAACACCATATATCAAGAAGGATGGCTCTCTTTCTAAAAGAGGTATGACTGATGACGAATATCAGGATTGTCTGAGTACGGGTGACACTAAACCTTTTATGAGACGAAAGCTTGAGCCATTCAATCTTGGTTCTAGAAAACAGATAGGAGAATACTTAACAGAGATGGGGTGGAAGCCGGAGAGATTTACTCCGACAGGACAACCGATTGTTGATGAGAAAACCCTATCTGAGATAACACATATTTATGAAGCTAAACTTATAGCTGAATATTTATTACTACAAAAACGCATAGCACAGATTGACTCATGGATTGAAGCAGTCCGAGATGATGGTCGTGTGCATGGTTTTGTTATTCCTAATGGTACAATCACCGGCAGGATGACACATAGAAATCCTAACATGGCTCANGTTCCTAGCCTTGCTTCACCTTATGGAAAGGAATGTCGTGCTTGTTGGATTGTCGATGAAGATTATAAATTAATTGGAGTGGATGCTAGTGGTCTTGAAATAAGAATGTTAGCTCACTACATGAAAGATGAGGACTTTATAAATGAAATCATTAATGGAGACGTACACACCTCTAATCAAAAACTTGCTGGACTTGAATCTAGAAATCAGGCGAAGACATTCATCTATGCCCTCATGTACGGAGCAGGAGATGAAAAGCTTGGAAAAGTGGTTGGAGGAACTAAAGGAGATGGTTCAAGAATTAGAAAACATTTCTTTGCTAATAAGCCATCATTCAAGACACTTAGAGATAGGGTTCAAAGAGCAGCAACAAAAAAATACCTCAAGGCATTAGACGGCAGAAAGGTATTTGTTAGAACGGCACATGCTGCTTTGAATACTTTATTACAAAGTGCAGGTGCTATTGTTATGAAAAAAGGTTTAGCTCTGTTAGATAATAGATTACAATTATCTGACATTGATTATAAGTTTGTTGCCAACATACACGATGAGTGGCAGATAGAAGTTAGACAATGCCAAGTCAATAAGGTTGGGCAGTTAGCTGTACAATCTATAATTGATGCAGGAGAACATTATAATTTAAGATGTCCTCTTGATGGTGAATTTAAAGTAGGAGAGAACTGGAGTGAAACACACTAAAGAATATAATTGGAGTTTTAGTAGAAGAAATTCTAAAAATAAAGCTATCTTTAAACATCATACTTCAGAAACACTTGATGAGGTTACTGATTTTTTAGATAAGAAAAAATTAGAATATGATATAAGACAGGGAGCAACTATGCTTTGGATATATTATAAAAATAAATCTTATGCATATTATTATACTACAGGAAGATGGGCACCTTTTTCCAAACAAAGTATTTATCCTAAACAACATTACCATTCAAAAGGTATTAAAGATTTTTATGAAAGATTCTTGACTGCTAAACAAGAAACACCAAAATTTAAAAGCAGTATAGAAACAGTTGAAGATGTTACTCAAGTTTTAAATTATGCTAAGATAGAACATACAATAGATGGTAATGTAGCTACGTTAATTAGTAAAATTATTCCTAGAAAAGATGGTAAAGGAAATAGAAAAAGATATTATTATCAATATATTATAGGTGAAGGTAAGTGGCGAAACAAAAATTCTGATGGTAAATGGAATAAAACATATTATCAAACAGGTAGTATAGAAAGTTTCTTAACAAAATTTTTTATTGATGAGGTAGAATTAAAAGATGAAACCTAAAAAAGAAGACAGAAAAAAGTTTGACCTAGACTTAGAGTATGGTCAAATACGAGAAGACAAGATAGCAGATATATTTTCCAAAGCTAAAATAGAAGTTAAATCTGAACGTGATATTTGGCAAAAGAGTGGCAACATTGCTATTGAATATGAATGCTGGAACAAACCCTCTGGTATTATGGCAACTGAATCAGACTACTGGTTTCACAATCTTTGCATTGGTGAAGATGAGTATTGTACTTTAGTTTTTAAAACCTCAACATTAAAAAAGATTGTCTCTCAGTTAGATAATTTTAGAAGTGTGGCAGGTGGTGATGGTAATGCAAGTCGAATGTATCTTGTCAATTTACCTAAATTATTTTCATCAGATGTAGTTAAAGCATTTAAGGAGTTGGCAGATGCCGAAGAAAAAGAAAACGATTGATACCTTAGTATCAGATATATATGAGAAACTCTCAGTCCTTGGCGAGGGTGGTTCATTAGACATTAAGGAGAAGGACATTGACAAGTTCGGTGAGTCAATGAAAGACATACTACGAAAGTGGTCTAACCCTGAACCTCGTAGTAATGAAAAATTAAGAATGTCTAATATCGGCAGACCACTACGACAACTCTGGTTTGATGTAAAGTCGGACTCAGAACCAGAGAAAATACCACCCTCAGTTTTTATTAAGTTTTTGTATGGACATTTATTAGAAGAGATAGTTTTATTCTTAGTTAAAATGTCTGGGCATACAGTAACCGGTGAACAGAAAGCCATTGAAGTTGAAGGTATAAAAGGACATATGGACTGTATCATAGATGGTGAAGTTGTTGATGTTAAGACGGCTTCAGGCTATGGCTTTAGAAAATTTAAAGACGGAACTTTACCAGAAGATGATGCTTTTGGTTACATGGCTCAGTTGACTGGTTATGAAGCAGCTGAAGGCACAAATGGTGGTGCTTTCTTAGCTCTTAATAAAGAGAGTGGTGAGTTGGCTTTATTCAAACCTGATAATTTTGACAAGCCAAACATTAAGAAGAAAATAAAGGACGTTAAAAACGTCATAGCTATTGACAGTCCCCCAGATTTTTGCTATAATAATATACCTGAGGGTAAATTAGGTAACATGAAACTCCCTCGTGAGTGTACCTATTGCCGTCACAAATTCGAGTGTCATAAAGATTCCAACGAAGGTCAGGGACTTAGGGTATTCAAGTACTCTAAGGGCTTAGTTTATATGACACAGACACCTAATCCACCTAGAGTAGATGAGATAAAATATGAACGGAAAGAAAGCTAAACAATTAAGAAGACGCAGTAAAGAACTACTCATTGAATGGTTAAGGACTATGGTACCTGAAGGTGAGGATACTTCAAAGATAACAATAAATAACTTAGATGAGTTCTTACCTCAACAAACTCATATCTTTGCTAATAATAAATTAATGTTAAGTGCTTATTCTTTACGTTGGTTTTATAAACAGGTAAAGAAAAACCCAGATGTAACATTAAAAGATTTAGGAATACCAAATGTATAAATTTAATGAAGATAAATTAGTTGAAGAACTACAACGATATATATATGACACCTATGGACAACATTATGCTACAGATAAATACCAAGCTACAGATGTTATTATTGATTCTGGACATGGTACAGGGTTTTGCATGGGCAACATTATGAAGTATGCCAAACGTTATGGTAATAAAGAAGGTCGTAATAGAAAAGACTTAATGAAGATATTACACTATGGTATAATTATGTTACACATACACGATGAAACAGATAAATTTTTTAAGACAGGAGAATAATGGTAGATAAAGTAGGCAAAAAAGAATACTTAGGTATAACAATAGATTACAATAGAGAAACTAAGTTTGATAAATTTAGTTTAGATACATTAAAAGATAGATATTTCTGGAAGGAGGAAACACATGCTCAAGAAGCTTTGGCAAGGGCTGCAGTCTTTGCTGCCACGTTTAAACACACTACAGACTTTGAGTTGGCTCAGAGACTTTATGATTACAGTTCCCTACATTGGTTCATGTTTAGCACTCCTATCCTTAGTAACGGAGGAACCAGTCGTGGTCTACCTATCAGCTGCTTCCTTAATTATGTACCTGACAGTAGGACTGGGCTATCTTCTCATTATGACGAGAACATTTGGTTGGCAAGTGCAGGTGGAGGCATCGGTGGATATTGGGGAGATATCCGTAGCAATGGGATATCTACTTCTAACGGCAGTAAGTCTACTGGTTGCATACCATTCATGCATGTGGTAGATTCACAGATGTTAGCCTTCAATCAAGGAGTGACAAGACGTGGTAGTTATGCTGCTTATCTTGATATTTCACATCCTGAGATTGAAGAGTTTATCAACATGAGAAAAGAATCTGGTGGTGATATAAATAGAAAGTGTTTAAACTTACACAACGGAGTTAATCTAACTAATGACTTTTTACAAGCTGTTAAGAACGATGAAGACTGGAGATTGATTGACCCTAAAACAAATAAACCGGTAAGAACTATTAATGCTCGTGCCTTATGGTGGCAACTAATAAATGCAAGAGCTGAGACAGGTGAACCTTATATGATTAATATTGATACCTGTAATGAACATTTACCAAAGTCACAAAAAGATTTAGGACTAGAAATAAAACAAAGTAATTTATGTTCTGAAATAACATTAGCCACGAATGAGGAAAGAACCGCAGTCTGTTGTTTGTCTAGTGTTAATTTAGAAAAGTTTGACGATTGGAAAGATAATAAACAATTCATTCCTGATTTAATTACTATGTTAGATAATGTTATTCAACACTTTATTGAACAGGTTGTGGATGTTGAAGCACTAGGAGAATACAATGCCAACTATAAAAGATTTACAAAATACCTCAAAGAAGAAAAAGAAGGTTATGCCAGAGCAGCCTTCTCAGCATACCGAGAAAGGTCAATCGGTTTGGGAGCAATGGGTTTCCATGCCTATCTCCAATCTAAAGGAATACCTTTTGAAGGGATGTCAGCAACTGGAGTCAACTATCAATGTTTCAAACACATCAAAAGCAAAGCTGTCAAAGCAACTAAAGAACTTGCAGACAGACGTGGTGCATGTCCTGACTCAGGCAGCAACAACATTCGTAATATGCATCTTCTTGCTATTGCTCCTAATGCCTCTTCTAGTATTATTTGTGGGGGGACATCTCCTTCGATTGAGCCATATCGTGCTAANGTTTATTCGCACAAAACTCTCTCAGGCACTTACCAAGTTAAGAATAGATACTTAGAAAATGTTGTTAATAAAAAGAAACTAGCTAAAGATGAGAAAGAAAAACTATGGAAAGATATCTCAGGTAGCAATGGTTCTATTCAACATCTAGATATTTTTACAGATGATGAAAAAGAAATATTTAAAACCGCTGATGAGATAAACCAAATATGGGTAATTGAACATGCTTACAAAAGACAAGAGTTTGTTTGCCAAGCACAGAGTGTAAATCTATTTTTCAATTTGCCAAGTGCGACAGCACCTCAAGATACTCATACAGATTATATGCAATATATTAATGATGTTCATTGGTATGGTATGCATAAACTAAAATCACTTTACTACTTCAGGTCAAATGCTGCAAGAGCTACTGAGAATGTAAATATTAAAGTACCCCGTATCAAACTTGATGAGGTTGACTGTATCGCTTGTGAGGGATAATGGCAGCTAAGTGGAATAGTGGTACATCTCATGTTCCGGTAACTGGAATAAGAGGTAAGAAAACAAGTCAAGGTAGAAAGAACTTAGCAACTTCTACCATGA